ACTGCTTATGCTTTTAAGCATTTAAACACCGATTACACAGCTACTATGGATGTAACACAAACTGTAAATGATTATAATAAAGTATTGCCTTCTCTTGTGTCTAATGCAATGTTTGCAAAACACTCTTTAAAAGAAGGAGAGTTTGCAGTAGGATTGTATCCTGATATAGCAAACCCTAATGCTGTGGTTATTAGAGCCTACGATACTAGTGGTGATGTTCCTATATTTCTAGGTACATTAGGTGGACAAATGGACAAGAGAACATTGTTCACTGACGAACAACAGCTTAACATGCTTGTAGCTAAATCATTAGAAGTTGCTAACATACAGCCTGTTACTACGTATACTAATGACGATGTTACTTCTAATGTAGATTATAATATTAGAAAAGCATTAGAAAATACAGCAGTAGAAACTTCATCAGCTAGAAATCAACTTATGCCTAGCACTGTTATGACAAGAGAACAACGCTTGGTTATTGCAGAAGAACAAAGGGCTAGAGCAGAAGAACGTAAAAACCTAGCAGAAACTATTGGTAGCTCTATTGATGAAATTACAGCAGACGATGTTGAAGCTGTTGCAGACGAGATTGGCGATGAACAATCTAGCTTACTATCTGACGCAGTAGATACTCTTGCATCCGCACGTACTGCTATAGCTAGAGAGTTTGGCGGTGTTAAACAAGTTGCTGCATCTACATTGATAGAGGACGAAGGTTTCTCTTCTACACAGTACGATGACATGGGACAACCCTCAGTAGGTCATGGCTTACAAGTAGCCTCACTAGAACCAGATGAACGTGCGTTGATTAAAGATATTAACAACGTACAGGAAGATGAGTCTAGGGCTGTTGTACAGTTAAAGGTTGAAAAGACTGCTAACTACTTCTCTGAAACAGTAGAAGGTTTTGAGAACTTACCAGCGTCTGCACAGTCTTCTATGATTCAAATGGGTTATCAACTTGGTAGGTTTAATGTTACTAAGGAATGGCCTAAGTTTATGGAAGCAGTTAAAGAAGCTACTACATATGTAGAAGGTTCTGCTGAACAATTAGCTGCTCTTGGTAAAGCTAAGTTTAACATGCTATACAATGTAGCAGAGGACGGTACTGTAACAGCTACTAAGTGGGCTACACAGACTACTGACAGGGCTATGAGAATGGCTGAAGGTATGGCAGCATCTGCTGCTGAAACAGCACAAGGTATGTTTAACTCTATAATTCCTGAAGCACAAGCTTCTACGTTAACACCTATGAAAGTAGGTGATAAGCCAGACGCAGAGGGTGTCATAGCTGTAGCTACATCTCCTGACCCTGTTACTGCTGCTATGAAATACATGGGTATTTCTGAAGGCAGTAAGAACGGTTCTCAAGCTGTCAAGGGTTTCTTTGACAACGCTGTAGGTGGAGAGTTTGCACCTGATAAATCTGCTTATGAGTTAGCTACCACTAATGCGTGGTGTGCTGCTTTCCTAGCACAAGTACTTGCTGATTCTGGTATTGATGTGCAGAAAGCTATAGGCGGTAGGGACAGGTTTGACCAGACTAGAGCTAAATCTTATTTAAATATAGGTGAGGCTGTAGATGTTGCAGATGTTAAAGCTGGTGATATCATGGTAGCCGTACACAGTAAAGAAGATAAAGCTAATTACTTTAAGAAAAGGGGTACGAAGCTAACATCATTTGGACATGTAGGGGTTGTTGTAGAAGCTAAAGATGGTGAATTATATTACATTGGTGGTAACACTGGTGATAAAGTTAAGGTATCATCTTACGGTATAAACAAGAAAGACTTACGCATACGTAGATTAAATGATGTAAAACAGATACCACGTGAGCAATTACCTAGCCTATTAGAAATGGAATATGGTAAACTTGGTAAATACGCAGATAAAATCGGTAATTTCTTTACTGGATTATATGACAACGTACTTGGTACTTAAACAAACTAAAAAGGTAGGGTATACATGGCTCTAAAATTTCAGGACGATTTGTTAAAAGATTTAAATCTTGAAGCAGTAAATATGGATACCTTACCTATTGCTACAACAGTAGATGAGGCAGCAATTACTAGACAGGAGATTGAACTAAACTCACAAGTAGCATCTAATACAAACTTCTTTGGTAGCTTGGGTAAAGGTATTCAAGAAGAATGGATAGGTGGTACAGTTGTAAATAATTGGGATAGAATTACTAGTGCATCTGGTAAGCCTATCTCAAAGTTCACTCCTGAGTTAGTAAAACAACTAACTATTGGACTAGAAGATAGAAATGCTGTACGTGAAGTATTAGAAGATGCTCAGATTAATGGGTTAAATAGTGCTATGCTAACACGTGAGTCTTATCTTAAAACTCAATCAAATCTTAAGTATATTGAGAGAGATGGATTTTCAGGTACATCAGCACATGTACTAGCCATGCTAACAGACCCTGCTGAGTGGGCTGGTATTTGGGCAGCATCTGCTGCTGCTACCACAATAGGTACTCCTCTTGCTGGTACTACTGTATTCATGTTAGGGGCTGGTAAGAAACTTAGAGGTGCTTACAAAACTGCTACAGCAGCAGGTATTGCATCAGCAGAAGCAGCAGTCTTTGAGGGCATACGTGCTAAGTATCGTTATGATATTGATGGCGGTGATGTAGCGGTAGCTATGGGACTTAGTGCTGCTCTTGGTGGTACGTTTGACGCTGTGTCTACTACACTTATTCGCAACGGACAACGCCAAGCCCTAGCTGGTAAAGTTGCACGAGGAGAAGAGTTGTCAAAAGTTGAACAACGCTGGTACGATGAAAACAATGCTGACGCTTTGACACAGAAAATTATTCAAAGAGAACTAGATGGTCAGAAGTTCTTAGAACAAGTTGACGGTATACCTACCCTTAACGCTGCTGACGTAACAGACGAAGCAGCAGAAGCTATCCCTGAGATTGCCAATGTTAATCTTTTATGGTCTATGGATAAGTTACGTAAACTTATATCTACTAACTACAGACTAGGTACTTCTAAGATAGGATGGGCTAGGTATGCCTCGTTTGTATTAGGTATGAATAGTACAGGCTATAGAGGTGGTAAACTAGCAACTAATGAGTCTGCTTCTGAAATATCAGAGAGACTACAGAGTATGTATCGTGACCGCATGGCTCGTATTATGCCTGTAGAACAAGCTGCTTGGCAGAAAAAAACACGTGGAGATTACGTAGATTTTAACAGACTTGTTTCAAGGTATGTTAGAGGCGTAGATACAGACGTTCCTGAAGAAGTGGTTAGGGCTGGCGAACGTGTAAAAGAAGTTCAAAGAGAAATAGGTGAATTAGCTTCTGACGCAGGGGTTTCAGGTTTCTCAAAAGATATGCTAAATAACTCTAACTATATGTCACGTATCTTTAATGATGAAAAGATTAGAAACCTTCTCCTTAGATTAGGTGACGATGGCGAAGTACAAATAGCTCAACTTGTAGAAACAGCTATTCGTAAAGGACAACCAAACATTGAAGAGAATGTTAAGAACCTTTTAAAGAAGAAGTTAAAGAAAAAGGTTATCAATAAAAAGGACGTAGATGGTTATATTTCTAGGATTTCTAGAGCGTATACACGTTCTATTACTGACCCTAACTTAGCTAAGACAGGTAACGCTGGTGCAAACGAAATGAACCTTGAGGACTTGTCTGATATTCTTAAAGGTTACACTGAGAACGGTGAGCGTAAGTTCTTAGATGATGACATTGACGATATTACAGAGCTTCTAACTAGAACAAATATTCCTAAAGCTCATAAGAGAGCAAGGAACAGAATGATACTGGATGAGGGAGCTACTGTTGCACTGCGTAATGCTGATGGCTCTGTTGAAGAGTATAGGTTTAGTGACTTACTAGAAGAAGATGCAGAACAACTAATCAACAGCTACATCTTTCAAATGTCAGGAGCAATAGGTCTTGCTAGAAACGGTATTGATACAAACAAAGCAAACTCTGGTATTGATTATATAAAAGACAAAATACGTGCAGAGGGGCAAAGAAAACGTATATCTAAAGAAGAGATTGATGACGCAATAGCTTCCTTAGAGTTTATGTATGACGGTATTACAGGTAGATTAGCACACAGAAGTGACGTGAGTAACAAGACACGTGAGCTTAATGTAGCTATGAGAGCATTTAGCTTTTCTGTTAATATGGGCATGTCAGGTATGTCATCCCTTATGGAACTAAGTAACGTCTTGTTTGAACATTCTTTCTCAACTTTGTTTAAATCTTTACCAGCTTACAGAAATCTTATTACTAAGCTACGTGATGGTACTGCGGATGATAACGTGGTACAGGAGCTAGTCGATGGACTAGGATTAGGTCAAGAGGTAGCGTTAGGTCAGTGGAATGGTGTTACAAGAATGGATACCGAAGATGTAGGTACTCAAATCCTTTCTCCTGAGAGAGCTTGGGTAGGTAAGCGTGGTTGGAGTACTAAAGCTTTAGATGGTGCTTCAAGAGGAACACAATTTACTCAAAGAAAAGTAGCGTACTGGTCAGGTCTAACAGGTGTAACCCAAACACTACGTAGAATGAGTATGCTAAACTTTACTAACGAGTTTGCGTTGAAAGGTGCAAAGGGTAAATTACCTTTCTCTCCTACTAAACTACGTCAGTTAGGTCTAACAGATGAGATGGCTGACCGTATTCGTCTTACGTTACTTAGTGATGTAGTGGAAAGAAATGCTAACGGTACAGTCAAGAAACTTAATTTTAATAATTGGGATGAAGATGTACTTGCAGCCTTTCAAGCTGCTGGTTTTAAAGACGCAAGGCAAAACGTACAAGAAACAAATATTGGTTCTATGAATAGGTGGATGCGTTCTACTGAAATGGGTAAAACTATGTTTCAGTTTCTATCGTTTACTATGGCTTCTTTAGAACAGCAAACAGCACGATTTATTGTGAGAGCATCCGCTAAAGATGTAGCAGTAGCTAAAGTTTTAACTAGTGCAGTTTTAATGGGTAGTCTTATGTATTCAGCACGTGTATACATGAACGCTGCTGGAAGAAGTGATAGAGAAGAGTACATTAAAGAAAGACTATCAGGGACAGCGTTAATCACTGGCTCACTTTCTCAGATTGGGGCTGCCTCTATATTTAGCTATATTCTTCAACTTACAAGCGGTGCTATGCAAGGTAATGCCTACGCTATCACACCTCCTGTTGTAGGCTTGGGTACTTCTTTAGGGGCTTCATTTAAAAATATATTTGATGCAGCAGTAGAAGGTGAAGGAATGTCTGAAACAGAGTATAGAACAGCCCTAAGGCTTTTGCCTTTCCAATCATTATACGGTGCAAGACAAGCTATGAACGCTGCTGCTGACGCTTGGGGCAACTAACCTAAAGTTACATCATTGACTAGACACAGAAGGATAAGCAATGGCTTTTTCATATCAAAACTATACAGGGGATAACACGACTGACACTTTCTCTATCCCCTTTACTTTCACTGCTCAGTCTGAGATTAGTGTAACAGTAGACGGTGTGGCTGAAACTGGCCTAACTTTTCCTTCTGCTGCAAGTGTTCAATTAACCTCTGCCCCTGCTACAGGTACGCTTGTGCAGGTGCGGAGAACCACAGACCTTACAGCACGTTCAGTAGACTTTGCCTCTGGCTCAGTACTAACTGAGGAAGATTTGGATGATAGTAACATTCAGACCTTCCACGCTGCACAGGAAGCTGTGGACAAGTCTAACGATGGTATTACTCTAGGTGCTGATGATAAGTGGGACGCACAGAGTAAGATAATCAAGAACGTAGGTACGCCTACTGCTAGTACTGACGGTGCTACTAAGGCATACGTAGACAATGTAGCAGGTTCAGCATCGGCTGCTGCTGCAAGCGCAACGGCTGCTGCTAACTCAGCAACGGCTGCTGCCACGTCTGCTACCAATGCTGCAACATCTGAAACTAATGCTGCTACTAGCGCAAGTACAGCTACAACACAAGCTACTAATGCTGCAACATCAGCTACTAATGCTTCTACAAGTGCGACAACAGCAGCTACAGAAGCTACAAACTCTACAAACTCTTCAACAGCTAGTGCTAACAGTGCGACAGCTAGTGCAAACTCTGCAACTGCTGCTGCAAGTTCAGCTACAGATGCTCAAGGTAGTGAGGATGAGGCTGAAGAGTGGGCTACTAAGACTAATGGTATTGTAGCAAGCACAGGCTACTCATCTAAAGCATGGGCTACAGGTGGTACAGGTGTTACCTCTTCATCTGGTGCTGGTGCGGCTCAGGAATGGGCAACTAAAGCATCTAACTCTACAGTCGATGGAACTGAGCTATCTGCTAAGGCTTACGCTGTAGGTGACATGAACAGAGGCTCTGCTGGCTCACACTCAGCTAAGGATTGGGCAAGCTATTATTCTGGTCTTAACACAGTAGACGGTACACACAAGTCAGCAAGGGCTTACGCTATCGATGCCGCTAATGCAGTAGCAGACTTCAACCAAGTCTATTACGGAACATACGCAAACGATACGGACGCTGAGACAGCCCACACAAATGCTGGGAACACTGTAGCGGCTGGAGACTTGTATTTCTCAAGCTCTACAAATGCAGTTCGATACTACGATGGAACTAGCTGGACAGACATAGCGGCTGTCAATACTTCAAACTTTGCTACGGCTGGCTTTAGTATAGCCATGTCGATTGCCCTATAAGGATAAATAATGGCACAGAATTTTAGACGATACAGCCTCAACGCTGTCGGCACAGCAGCCGCAGATATTCCTGATGGGGCTAACTTTGATAGCTACGATACGATTGTAGGTATCCACATGACAAACATTACAAACAACGCAATCAACGTAGACTGCTACATCAACGATGGAACTAACGATATCTACCTAGTCAAGGGTGCGCCTATCGCTGCTGGCGGTGCGCTACAGGTACTTGATGGTGGTGCAAAGGTAGTAGTCCAATCAGGTGACAGGCTCTGGATTAAATCAGACACAGCAAGTTCACTAGACTGTTGGGTATCTGCTGTTGATGCAATCAGTTCATAAGGAGTAAGCAATGGGATATGTAGGTAATCAAACTACAAATAGTTACTCCTCAATGGACAAGCAAGTTATCACAGGTAACGGTGGTGCAAGCTATACACTGACACACGCTGTAGCTAACGCACAAGAGATTGAGGTGTTTGTAAACAATGTGCGGCAAGAAGCTGGCGTTGCGTACACAGTGGCTGGCACTGCATTGAGCATGACAGGCAACGTGGCAAGCACAGATGACTTCTATGTTATCTATCAGGGCAAAGCATTGCAGACTGTAGTGCCGCCTGATGGTTCTGTTACTAGCGCAAAGCTGGTTTATCCATTAACCACATTCTCATCTACAGGGATTGATGACAACGCTACTAGCACTGCGATGACATTGGATAGCAGTGGCAACGTCGGCGTTGGGACTACTTCGCCTAGTGTTAAAATTGATGCAGTTGGCTCTGACACGATTGATAGCAATGCTAACACAGCCGCAAGATTTCGTGCGTCTGCCACATCAGGTGCGGATGCTGGTGTACTCATTGGCTCATTAAACGGCAATACACCGTTTATCGGGACTGATGGCGGTAATGCGAGTAATGTTCCTTTGACGTTCAAAACTGAAAACATTGAACGTATGCGGATTGATTCGTCAGGCAACCTGATGGTGGGTAGCACTTCAGCTGTTAATGTCGGTTCTAACACAACTGACGGTGTTACTTTAAAGCCAAATAATGTTCAAATTTCACGAGATGGTGGAACGCCTCTTTTCATGCGTAGAAGGTCATCGAACGGTGAGATGGTTGCATTTAGACGTGACACTACATTTGTAGGCTCTATTTCTGTAACTACATCATCAACAGCCTACAACACCTCATCAGACCACCGCCTCAAGGAAAACGTCAACGATATCACTGGCGCAACTGACAGGCTAAAACAGCTTAACCCTGTACGGTTTAACTTCATTGCAGATGCGGATACTACTGTTGATGGCTTCCTAGCGCATGAGGTTCAGGGCGTTGTACCAGAAGCAATCACTGGCACTAAGGATGCAGTAGATGCTGATGGCAATCCTGAGTATCAGGGCATTGACCAGAGCAAGCTAGTGCCGTTGCTGGTGGCAACCATACAAGAACTTGAGGCTCGTATAGCCGCATTGGAGGCAAACTAATGGCATTATCTAAAATACAAGCCGAAAGCATGAACCTCGCTGATAGCTATGCGTTTACTGGTACTGTGAGTGGTACTAATGCTGTTGGTTCGGTTGTTCAAACCGTATTTAATACCACTACTACAGTGAAAACAGTTAGTTCTCAAACAAAAGGAAGTGGGTCACAAACTGGTTTAGAAATAACCATAACACCTAACTCATCTTCAAATAAATTACTGATACAAGCCAATGTTGCTATAGCTGATATTACTTACAACAGCGATTCATGGGTTTGCTATGAGATACATGATGGAACTTCTATAGTGTACACTGAGGAAAGTTCATCATATTATCATAACGCTCCGGGTGATGAAGCATTTAGAACGAGAGCTTCAATATTAACTCTTATTGATGCACCTTCAGGAACTACTACCTATAAAGTTAGGGCATTTAAAAGTTCGGGCGGTTCTTTTAGAGCGCAAAGAGATAGTAATCCTAGTAACATACTTATTCAAGAGATACAGCAATAGAGGAGGCTGAATAATGCCCTATATCGGTGTAGCCCCCTCTAGTGGGCTGTTTAAAAAACTAGACGGCATCACTGTGGTAAACGGTCAGGCCGCATACACAATGCAGTACAGCAGTGCAAACTTCAAACCAGCTACTGCTGAACAGCTTATCGTGTCTGTCAATGGTGTTATCCAAGCCCCTAACGATGCTTACACAGTGTCAGGCTCAACGATTACATTCTCAGAGAACCTAGTAACAGGCGATGTGATTGATTTCATCGTGGCTCTGGGTGAGGTGGGTAACACTGTAACGCCTGTAGATGGCTCAGTGGATATTAACAAGATGTCTGACAGTATTATGAAGAACAACGCAATCAGAGTTAACGACACTACTCTTACCAGCAACGTGACTATAGCGGCTGATGAGAACGCTATGGTGGCTGGTGCATTTACTATAGGGAGTGGTGTTACCTTGACGGTCAATGGCACATTTACGGTGGTTTAGATGAGTAAAATTTACGTTGATGAAATAGCACCAAAGACTGCTGGAAACAAAGTTATAATGCCGCAAGGTGGTATTGTTCAAGTGCAATACACACAATTTACTGGGACAAATTCTTATTCTATATCGGCGTCTACTAATACCGTGATAACAGATTTAACTGTTAACATTACGCCTACATCTACATCTAGCATTATTAAAATTGAAACAATGGTAAATGGCGAATGGAGTAATCAAAATGGTGCAACAGATAGCATATGGTTCTTTTATAGAGACAGTACAAAGCTACCAACGCACACGGCTGGAAACAGGCCAGTAGGCGTTCATATGGGAACGTCAATCAGTTATGCCGCAGCGGATGCCCAATCAACACCTGAACACGCTTATTATTCTTACTTTGATATACCAAATAGCACATCACAGATAACATATAAAGTAGGTGTATTTCAAGATAATGGGTATGATTGGTCGTTAAATAGAACACAACTTGATAACGATTCTTCAAACTTTGAACGTGGCACATCGTTTATTTGCGTTACAGAAATTGCAGGATAGGAGATAATCAATGGCAAGTATACTAGGCGTTGAAACGCTCCAACACACAAACGGTACTACTGCGGCTACGATACAATCAGACGGTACACTGTACCCTGCTGGTCACATCATAAAAGTTGTGAATGATGGTCTTGATACAGTATTCAGCACATCTTCAACTTCTTTTGTTGATACAGGACTTTCAGTTAATATCACACCTTCCAGCACTTCTAGTAATGTTTTTATAACTGCAAACTTAGGATTGGTTGGAATGGATGTTAGTTCTGGTATTCAATTTCAGTTATTGAGAGACAGCACAGTAATTGGTGGAGGTAGCGGTACTAATGTTTTTATGCACTGTTTCTTTAACAACACTTATTTTTTCGGTGGTATTACAAATAGTTTCTTAGATAGCCCTTCAAGCACCTCAAGCATTACTTATAAGTTACAAGTTAAATCAACAGGTGGGTCTACTGTATATATAAACCGAAGGCATGTTGACGCTAACGTAATAACTTCTTCTTCTTTCACGGCTATGGAGATTGCAGGATGACAAGTATATTAAAAGTAGACAACATCCAGAACTCCTCTGGAACTAGTGCGATTACTATTGATAGCAGTGGCAATGTTACTCCTAATCAAAAGCTTTTGTACGGCACTAACCAACCCATGTTTTCGGTAAGAGGGCAAAACGGAAACTCGTCTATTTCTGGGCTTGCATTAAGTAATATTTCTGATGAAGGCAACACAACATACATTACTGGCTTTAGTCAAATAGATGTTAATAGAGGAAGCCTATACAGTAACGGAAGATTAGTTGCGCCTGTTGATGGGGTGTATGAAATCAACGCTAGAACTGGGCATGGTTCTGGTTCAACTACTAATCGTGCCTTGATTGTTATTAAACTAGATTCCAATGGAACATCTGGTGAAGAAATATACAGAGTTTGGACAGCTCCTGATTATTCTTATTACACTCTTAGCTATCATGGTTTTTTAGATTTAACTGCTGGCGAACAAATAGCAGTAGGTTGGAATACTGTTTATATGCCGCATACTACCGATGACCATGAAGGCGCAACTGTGTTTTCAGCAAAGTTAATAGGATAGGAGACTGACATGGCACTAACAAAA